TCCTCTTGTAAGTTGACTTATTTCTATCTTATCAAAAAAGTTTGTATTTTGATCGCTCCTAACACCGTAGTTGAAATGCTCGCTTTCTTGCAGCCTAAACATGTCTGCAGCAGCACCTTTGTTATAAGCAGCATTATTTAAAACGTAATTCCCATCATTAAAATAAAATCTATAGTACATTTCCATTAATTCAGAAGTTAGACCTAAATTGTCGTCATAAAATGTAATAGTTATAGGATCGTAATTAATTCCAGTATGAACATAATTAACTTTATTATACTGTTTCAACGTTTCAGTCGCAGCAGTATATTTAGGTAAATCTGCTTGTTTTACAAGTATTCCTGTCTCTAATTTTCCTATTTGATTAAATTTTGGGAATTGTCCTAATGCGGCAAGTGAGAAGGTGAAGGATACGTGATACAGAAATTTAGACTTTGGTGCTAGCCTATATCCGTTATCTATAAATGTTCTAGCACCGTGTCTCCAATCTGCAAGATTTCCTTTTGGATTGAAGACACCACCTAGATTATCTAAAAGAGCGTTTACTACACTCATGATGCTCCTAAATATTAAGCACTTGTAATAGCTGTACCCAATGCTCTTTGAACTGCAACTCCTAAACCAGCAGTTTCGCGTGGAGTTTGAAGTGCATTATCGAATCTAATAGATAATGTAATTGTTACAGGTTCTGAAGCTGAGTATGCTAATGAGTTGTAATTTGCGCTTTCAATATAACAACCAAGTACTTCAAATGTTTCTAAAACAGTGGCTGCTTTTGTGCCGTTTCCACCGTCTAAAATTTCAATATACATTCTGAACTTGTAATCTTGTCCAGAATATGCACTAGATTGATCATAAAAATCAAATTGCTTTTGAATTTGCTGACCAACTAATAATTGTACTTGTTTATTAGCGTCATCTCGTAAGTTTAGTGTAAGCGGATCCCATGAGTGTTTTCCAGCAATATGCACAACTGAATTATAAACATCAACAGGTATATCTGTAAAGCTTACACTGGGGCGTGTTACATCGACAACTTGTCTGGTTAGATCAGTTTGAGGAGCAGATGTTCCGAAACCAGAAACTTTAACCCTAAATCTATATTGTAATTTAGGCATCAATAAAGTTTGATTGGTTCCGTCTACTCTTACTGACATATGTGCTAAACTAGCTGTTGGCATTAATTTCTCCTAATATAATTATATTTAGCTATATTATAGCCCTGATATCTCACCAGTATTTTTCAATCTCAATGGAATATAAATAAATTCAATTGCTTTTACTGGTTCAATTGCTATATCGACATATAGCTCATTTCTATCAATCCTTGCAGGTGTATTATTTGATTCATCACAAACTACTAAGAAGTCGTATAAAGCTCGTAATCCAACAAGTTCTAACATTAAAGTTTCAACTGCACCTTTAATTTCGTCTCTTGTAGTTTTATCATTTGGTTCAAACAAATATGGTTTTGCTAAAATGTTTAATTGCTGTCGTAAATAAATTACAAGTCTGGCAACATTTATTCTATCCAATGAACTTGCAACAAGTTGTCTTGTTTTTTGCCCAAAGTTTACTAAACCTATACCTGTTAAAAATGTTATCGGATTGACACTGTTTGCATATAATATATCTCGTAAACCTTCATTCAAAGATACACTTTTAAATTCTCCTTCTGATGTAATATATCCTGTAGCAGATGCATTTGTTATATTACCTCTTCTTGTGCCAGCCGGAGCAAACCAAGGATAAGCTACTTGATCACTTAAAGCCATAGTTCTTAGCATCATATGGCTTGCAGGAACAACTACATTATTTCCAAAATTATCGCTTGTGTAACCACTTGGATAAAATATTGCAGAATAAGGATCTGTTGTTGTTAAGCCTACTTCATTGTCTTCTAATGCTAAATTAACGTTTGACGCCCAATTATTTAAAATAGTACCATTTGGTTCTAATCTAAATGGAGAGTCACCAACAATAAATGCTGTTAATCCTCTATCATAATTTAATGAAACCATTTCGCCAATACATTCAGAATAACCAGGACAAGCCATTAAATTAAATAATCTAGTTTCGTTGTCTCTAATATCTTGATTAGCATTAATTAATGCTTGTATGCTTTGAATAATAACTTTTCTTTGAGCTTTTCTGCCAAATGATCCTGAACCGTCTGGTTGATTTCCTGATTCAGTTACCCATCTGTCTCGTGCATAAGACTCCATAGATTGATCATTGTAACGTATATTTCTTTTTGCAGTGTCAACGTAATTTCTTTGATATTTTTTAACATTAAATCCACTTCTGCGTAAGTTAAATAACAACATACCTTTAGGATACAATGCAGGATCAGGTGAATCTACATCTACATAGTCACTATAAAGTAAATCACTAATATCGCCTGGTTTATCACTATTACTACCTGCAGTATTATATCTAGCATCAGCAAATAATATACCATCTTCGGTAGTTTGATCTCCGGTATCAACTAAAAACCATCTTGCCTCAACAGGTAAATCCTGTCGCAATTCGTTAAATTTGTAAAGTTTTGGATAATTTTCAATATCTGACGTATCAATCCATAGATCGCCACTTCTTAATTCTGTTCCATCACTTTGTTTAACTGGTACAGTTGCACCTACTATTGGTCCATTTGGATCTGTTTGTAAATCGGCATCAGCATTGTAATACGGACTTGGAGTAACTGATTGACCTCCTTGCCCTGGATACAAATAACCAACAAATTCTTTTCCATTATGGACTAAGATGTCTGGCTCATCTACAATACTGTTGTACCATAACGAATCATTTGCTGTTAATGCTGTAACTTCAGTATCACTTGCTGTATATGTTAAAACTGCCCATAAACTTCCTTGAAGGCTTAAAGGAGTTGTGTCTCCATCTGTACCTGGGGTATAATTTAAATTTTGGGTAGTATTTGCAGATAATCCCATTGTTGCTAAAAATGCTGGAGATCCACCTATGTCTGAAAATCTTATTTCCCCACCTTTTTCATGTTGAAATACAACTTTGTTTCCAGTAACTACTTTTGCAGTTACATTCGGTATACCTGCATTATTTACTGAACCAGATAATACTAAGCTATCTGACGTCGAATTAGTAAATGTACTTGTAATGGTATATTCATCTCCAATTCCAATTTCGCCAGGCTGACTGGCTCTAAGTGTAAATGAAAACTGGCCAGTACCTAATCCAGTTATTGTACTTGTAGAAATAGTTGTTGGGGCTAATCCAGTCCGTCTCATAAGCTTAAATGTAGCTAATGGAACTGTATCTTCAGCAACATTTGCATGTACATACAAATCACCTGCTAATAAATTTAATCCTCCACCGGTTCTATCCATTTGATACAAAGCATCTGTATTAGACAAATAAACATCTAAAGCAACAGCTTGCCATGTTTGTAATGCATTATTCCATTTTTTAACATTGTATTTTGCACCTAAATTAGGTGTGGTGGTTTTAACCCAAACTGAACCAGTTGGTCTAGGCACTACATCTGTTGTTTTAAATTCAGGAACTTGAGTATGCTTCGAAATTTGTAGTAAAGGAGAGTAATATGTTCCAGCAGTAATGCCTAACTCTTCTAATCTAGTTGTGTCACCACCAATAAAAATTTCTCCACTTTGTGTACTATCTTCTGCTGCACTGCTTGTGCCATCACTGTACAATTCTAATTTACTGGCTACAACTGCTGCTGAAACGCCAGGTATTGCTAATGTGTTGATGGTTAATGCAACATCATTTACCGTATCAGACCCTGCAATAGAAACTGATGTGCCATTAATTAAAATAGCTCCGCCTGCTTGAAAGGTAGGGTTAGGATTTGCCGCAGTAATTGTTGGCCAACTCTTTGTCCATGCATCGCTACCTACTAAAACCCATGTTCCTGCATTATTTCTATAATAAATTCTATTTAATGTAGTAGTTGCAACTACTGCATATTCTCCAATAGCTCCAACTGACGGCGAGGGTGCTGGTCCTTCGAATCCATTTGCTACTAAACTACCTGCATCATTTAATTCTGTTGTATCAGTTATAACTGTAGGTACTTTGTTTGTGAAATTTTGTCCTCCATTAAGAACGCTTGCGCCATTCCATTCTTGAATGCCCCATAATGTATTTGCAGTATCAAACCAATAAGTTCCATCAGGTGGTGAATCTGCAGGAGCTGTTGCGGTTGCTTCTAACTGTCCTAAATCAATACCTGCTCTGACTACAAAAGCTTGATTTGCTATACCTAAATATGAATATGCTGCTTGTAGTCCATATTCATTTAATTCACTTCCATGTATAGGATTATTGTTATTATCAATTTGGAAAATTGGATCTCCAAATGTATCAACTAAATCCCGTTGCGAAGTAATTAAATAAGGGGTTCCTATATTTTCAGCAAGTGTTCCTGGTGCTGTTCCAGTGCCAGCGCCGTTCAATTTATTTGCACGAGAGGCAACAAAAATCATAGGTAAAGTGCCCGGAGACGCCGGGGTATAGAAACTTTCATCTACAACCGTAACCTGGACACCTGGTGATACTAAAGCCATTTTAAATTCTCCTATTAATAATCTTCTACAGTATTTACCATTTTTTGGTAAAAATACCAATTTGCGCTATACTATGAAAGGGGATAAAAAGGTAAATAAAATTATGCGTCCAATGTGTATTTGCGGGTTTAGGCCTGCTGCAATAAATTATAAAAAAAATAATAAAATTTATTACAGAAAAAAATGTGAAATATGTTTAGGTTCAAATGGTATTGCTAAGGGGATTCCATTGTGGAAGGTTTCTGGATATGAAAAGAAACTTCGTTGTGACAAATGTAGTTTTGAAAGTAAACATGACGAACAATTTAACGTATATCATGTAGATGGAAATTTACAAAATAATAGTTTTAAAAATCTAAAAACTATATGTGCGAATTGTCAACGTATAATGTGTAAAGAAGGTATTAAATGGAAACAAGGAGATCTAACTCCAGATTTTTAATTTAACCTATGATAAATGAGTATCCGGTTCCACCTGGTACTGCTGTTGCAACTTCAGTTTCTAATTTTTCCATTTCTGCTTGTGCTTCTGTCTTTAATGCATCTCCATTTAGTTGTCCGCCACCTTGTGGCCCTGCAATTGTTCCAAATTTAGATCGAGCTTCGCCTAACATATGTTTACATGCTGCAAGGGTATAATCTTTAACCCATTGTACGGCTAAATAATCATCTAAAATCTGATCATCTGGTCGATGGTTATAACACATTAGCAGTAGTGTTTCTTTGGTTCTAGGTCTTTGTAGAATTGTAAGTTTATGGGTAGTTCTATTCCATTTAAATTCTATAAAACTACCAAACATTCTTCCTACTAATTCTTGATACTGGCTGAATAGATCGTAGGTAGCTAATCCACCCATATTAGAACTTGCAAGTAAGTAAGTGTTAGTGTATGCTAGATTAAATGGTTCGAATATACTACCACCGTCACCTCCACCTGATCTAGAACCAATACTTCTTCTAAAGATTTTCCTTACTTCTATCACTTCTTTAGACAAAAAATATTCGTTTACATCTTCGATAGTTTCCATAAAAATATAACTTTCTTCGACACTATTTTCTGATCTTTGTCTAAATCTGCTCAAAGCCTTTGATAGTCCAGTTTCATAATGAATAGGATCTAGTTCTACATCTACCATTCCTCCGCCTAACATTGTGTGAACGTAATCAAATATTTCTTGTTTTTTTAAGCTATTGTTTTCCATTTTTACAATTCTCCTATTATATTTATCTGACGATAAATATATACATGCCAAGATTATCATTATATAAACCTGAAAAAGGACAAGATTACAAATTTATAGACAACAGAATATTTGAAATGTTCACTGTAGGAGGTACAGATATTTTTGTTCACAAATATTTAGGACCTAAAAATACATCTGAAGAAGATTCAACTCCTACTACACCTAATTATAACGCTGTTGCTGAAACAAATATACAAGATTTGCTATTTTTAGAAAATCGTGATAGGAAATATGACGATGATATCTATGTCTTGCGAGGTGTGTATACTTTACAAGATATTGATTACAATTTATCACAGTTTGGTTTGTTTTTATCAAACGATACGATTATCATGACTGTACATATTACAAGTTCTATCAAAATTTTAGGAAGAAAAATCATTGCAGGTGATGTAATTGAATTACCGCATCTCAGAGATGAGTACGGTTTAAATGAGTTTAGTACTGCAATTAAAAAATTTTATGTAGTAGAAGAAGTTACTAGAGCTGTAGAAGGGTTTAGTCCAACTTGGTATCCACATTTATATCGATTAAAATTGAAACAAATAGTAGATGGTCAAGAATATAAAGATATTTTAAATAATTCAGCAAATGAAGATGTACCAGAAGACGGAACGTTAAGAGACTTGTTGAGTACATTTACTAAAGAATTAGAAATTAATACTGCTGTTATACAACAAGCAGAAGCTGATACACCACTTAGTGGATATGAAACAAGACATTTTTTCACTTTAACTAAAAATGATCAAGGTAACGTTTCTATTGTGACTGCTGATTTTAGTTCTTTAGATGCAAGCACTCAAAATGAGTTAGCAGATCGTGTTATGCAAACTCCAGAAAGAGATGGGTATATTGGATACTTATTAGGAGACGGATATCCACCTAATGGAGAAGTGTTTGGTATTGGTATCGAATTTCCTAATGGTAGTATTGAAGGCGATTATTATTTAAGGACAGATATGTTTCCAAATAGATTGTTTAGGTTTAATGGTACATCTTGGAAAAAAATAGAAGACTCAGTTAGAATGACACTTACCAATACAGACGATCGTGCAACACAAAAATTTACATTTATTAATAATACTAATGAGAACGTAATAGATGGAGAAATTGTAAAAGAAAGACAGAGTTTGAGCAAAGCTTTAAAGCCTAGATCAGACAACATGTAAGGGATAAAATGGCACAACATTTTTATGATGGACAAATTAGAAGATACCTAACTCAAGCAATAAGACTTTTAAGTAATTTTTCATATAAAGATA